GACCTACAAAGAGGTTCTGTAAGCTCCTCTGGAGCAAGGCAAGCACAGGACTCAAAAGAGCTAACACCCAACAAAAAATACAGAAAAGCTATTAGATACGAAGAGCATGACGATATCGCCAAGGCGATTGGTGAAGGGGCGAACTACGACTCTGAAACTTTGTTTTCTGGTCTAACGAACATGAAGGAAGAGATTCTAATTGAAGCCAATGCCATGTCTCAGTTGCATCCGGCGCTGGCTCAACGAGTTGCAAAGGACAGGCCGCTTCTTGAGGGTCCGGCTGCGAATAGAACTTACAACCGTGATCTTTTAAGTGAGCTTGGTTTGTCAAAGACATTTGCCGAGGCACAGCAGCGGGCGTTTAAAAGAGGCTTAATTAATGAGTTGGACGCTGCACAGCAGCGGGCGCCTAACTTCGAAACGCTACGCAAGAATATTAACAAGGTTCTCACAGACGAAGGGATCGGGCCATCCTTCGTAAAGAAGCTGGGTCTGGAGGAGTTGCCGCCAACCGCAGCGCCGGAGGTCAGTCGCGCTCTTCTCAACAATGACATAGACTCCCTGAGTGATGCGCTGGCTAGGGCGTTCCAAGATGGTCAGCAGTTCAGTGGTGCGTCCCGTGCGCGAGACGTGGCTGCTCGTCCGCCTTATATGAATCAGAACGACTTCATGCAGTTTGCCACGCGGGTTTTGCCGGTCGAAGCAAAGAAGATGGGTTTAGACATGGTGATTGTTCCGCCCAAAGAAGAATTTATGGCGGCACGGTCGTCTGACGTGGGTAACGCAAGAGACGTTGCAGCATTCAACGCTGTCCTAGAGGGAGAAGACACTGCTCGTCGCGCGGTTCAAATTCTTCGGAAAAGGGCGGCTGCGGCTAAGAAAAACGACGCGGCTCCCACCGAGTTCAAATCACAACAAGAAGTGGATGATTTCTTGGACGAGGCAGGAGTGGTTGGCGCATTGCGAACAGAGATTGCACAATCTGTGCAACGGCAGGGAATCGCAGGTGATTTTGAGAAGTTAGCCAAGGCGATTGAAACGACCATAAAAGAGGGTGACATTAAAAAAGTAGTCGCACCAAATGTTTCATTCGTGAACGAAAGAAAGCTGCGAGGCCACTTCCAGAACTACGGCAAGAATCTTGACGCTGCTTTGAGTAAGCTAAACAAGTCTGGCGTTAAGGTAGAAGAAGCGACAGAAATAAAATTTGCTAATCCAGACCCTCGTGGCATGGGTACACTTGGTAAGTATGCAAGTGGCGAAGCGACAAGAGGCACAGGTTTTGGATTTCAGCCGTCACTTCCGCCTTTCCGAATCATTGATCTTAGAGATCCGGGCACTGCAAAAGTCGCTAAGAAAGTGCCTAGCGCCTACAAGGACGGCGGACCCGTAGACTTGAGGCCCAAAAAACTGGTACACTCCGGCATTGGCGCTATGGCAAGACAGGTGATGTGATGGCAAGTAAAAAAGACGACGTTAAAGACGAAGAGCTTTTGGCGAAGCTTCGTGACAAATTCTACGATCCTAAGCCTGGTGAAACCGACTACTCAGAGACGATGTCATTTGACGAGTATGTCAAACGTATTGGGCCTGCCAAAAAAGCTGCCGGTGGCATGGTCAAAGGCTTTAGCCCGATAGCTCGTCCGCAAAAGTTCAAAGGTGTGTTTTAATGGCCCTTCCTCCGCAGATGGTTGATATGGCAATGGGTGCTGGTGGTCCGGCGGATCAGTTGTCCCAAGAAATGATGGTCGAGTTACCTGAAGAGGATATGCTTCCTGAAGGCATTGAACTTGCCGGCATGGAGGAGATGGTCGAGGTAGACGCCGAGCCGTATACGCATAACGCAAACCTTGCGGAGGTTTTGGACGACTCAGCCCTTAGTGCTTTGTCATCGGATTTGCGAGACAAGATTGATGATGACAAAGAGTCTCGTGAAGATTGGGAAGAGACTATTTCCAAGGGGTTAAAGCTTCTTGGTGTGAACTATGAAGAACGCAACGAGCCGTTCCTTGGTGCGAGTGGTGTTCACCATCCGCTGTTGAGCGAAGCCGTGACACAGTTTCAAGCACAAGCCTATAAGGAGATGCTGCCGGCTGGAGGCCCAGTAAAGGCACAGGTTCTTGGCGCAGCGAATAAGATGCTTGAGGATCAGGCACAGCGTGTCAAAGACTTCATGAATTACCAGATTACCGAAGTAATGGAAGAGTATGATCCGGACACGGATCAAATGTTGTTTTATCTACCTTTGACAGGTTCGACCTTCAAAAAGGTATACTTTGATGCAGGTAAGCAACGAGCAGTTTCAAAGTTTGTTCCGGCGGAGGATCTGATTGTTCCATACTCGGCGAGTGACTTGAACACAGCCGAACGTGTCACGCATGTAGTGCGGATGACTGAGAACGAACTTCGTAAGCTTCAAGTTGCGGACGTGTATCGGGACATTGATCTTCAGGCTGGAGAAGAGGATGATGATAGTTCAATTAGGGCAACAGGTAACGAACTGCAAGGCGTTCGTCCGTCGTATGGTAACGACATCCATACGTTACTTGAAATTCACACTGAGCTTGATCTTGAAGGCTTTGAGGATCTTTCACCCGAAGGTGAGCCTACGGGCGTTAAACTCCCTTACATTGTCACTTTGGATGAAGATTCAGGACAAGTTCTTTCAGTGGTGCGAAACTATCGGGAGATGGACCCGCTTCGCAGAAAGCGACAATATTTCACTCACTATAAGTTTCTGCCTGGGTTTGGGTTTTATGGCTTTGGCCTGCTTCATACTATAGGGGGTCTTTCCCGTGCAGCGACATCGATCCTTCGACAACTTGTTGATGCGGGCACTCTTTCGAATCTGCCTGCCGGCTTCAAGGCTCGTGGTGTTCGTATTCGTAACGACGATGAGCCGCTTTCTCCTGGCGAGTTCCGTGATATTGATGCTCCCGGCGGTGATCTTCGGAATGCTCTTATGCCCCTTCCATACAAGGAACCTTCTGGCACACTTGCTCAACTACTGGGCGTTATTGTCGATTCCGGACGCAGGTTCGCTCAAGTCGCAGATGCAAAAATCTCCGACGTTAATTCCCAAGCCCCCGTCGGAACCACAGTTGCACTGATTGAGCAGGGGTCGAAGATCATATCCTCGATCCACAAGCGTCTGCATTATGGTCAGAAGAATGAGTTTCGTCTTTTAGCTGAAGTTTTTGCCGACAATCCTGTGCCGTATCCTTATTTTGTGGGTCAGGGCGTACCTGCTGAAATTATGCAGCAGGACTTTGATGGTCGTGTAGACATCCTTCCGGTGTCAGATCCGACAATCTTTTCTATGTCGCAGCGTTTGTCGTTGGCTCAAACTCAAATGCAGTTGGCTTCGCAAGCCCCACAAATGCATAATATGTATGAGGCGTATCGCCGGATGTACGATGCGTTGGACATCAAGAACATTGATGCAATTCTACCGCCGCCGCCACCACCGGCACCTGTAGACCCTGCCACTGAAAACTCAAACGCGGTGAAAGCCAAGCCTTTGCAGGTGTTCCCACAACAGGATCATGAAGCGCACATTGTGGCGCATGCTATGTTCTTATCGTCACCTGCGGCAAGCGCTAGCCCACAGGCGTTTCTGTTGCTGTTGTCTCATGTGCAGGAGCACGTAGGCATGCTTGCGAGGGACCAAGTTGTAGCCTTCTTCCAAAGCGCGCAGCAGGAGGCTATGGCGCAAGGTCAGACGCCACAACAGCCTGATCCAAATGTAATTGAGTCCGCTGTAGCACAGCAGACTGGTGAGATCATGCAGCAGATCATGCCAATGATTCAGCCGGCACAGAATCAAGATCCGTTGGTAGGCATACGCCAGCAAGAGCTTGAAAACGCGCAGGTGGAAATTCAACGTAAAATGATGAATGATCAAATGGATTTCCAGATTGATCAGGCCAAGCTGCAACAGGCTTACGAGTTGGCGCAACAGCGGCAAGGGCTGCAAGAGAACATTGCGGATGCACGAAACGATGTAAACATCTACCGCATCAACACACAGGCAGCATTGTCGAGAAACAAATGATTCAAGCATTGATAGGTCCGATTGCCTCTTTAGCCGGCACATGGTTGGAAGGTAAGGTTGAAAAGACCAAGGCTGAGACGGGTGCAAAGGTTGCCAAGGCCAAGGCTGAAGCCGTCATCATGGAGAAGAAAGCCACGGGTGAGATTGATTGGGATCTTGAAATGGCTCGTGGAAGTCAGTCGTCTTGGAAGGACGAATGGCTTGTAATCTTGTTCTCGGTCCCACTCATATTGAGCTTTATTCCGGGGATGGAGGGTGTAGTAGCAAATGGTTTTGAACAGTTGGATAAGATGCCCGACTGGTATCAGTATTCCCTTGGTGTTATTGTTGCTGCTTCTTTTGGCGTACGTAGTGCTACCAAGTTTTTTGGTAAGAAGTGATGATTATGTGGGATATGCACAATCGTACCACCTCACAACAAGCGGAGAAGAACCGTGGCCGAAGTCACAATGGAAAGATTTCTGCGTTGGAAGATACTTCCTCGCTTAATGATGGTTATGATGTCAATATCGGCTTGGCGAGTAGTGGAGTGGTTTATGACATTGCCAGACCCTACGCCAGCGCAAGCCGGGTTAGTGAGTGTAGTCACGGGGGCCATGACAGGTGCATTTGCGGTCTGGCTGGGGCACGAAAAAGAGAAGGTTAAGTAGATGGCACGACCACGTATTAGGCAGTTTGCAGGTGACCTTGGTATAGGTTACGGTAAAGCCAAGAATCTTGTTGAGGAGGGCCGACGGCGCAAGGATGGCGGTTCTCAGGTATTGGAGAGTAACATGAACAAGATGCAGACGAAGGTAGACAAGGTAGCCAAGGGACTGAAGAAAGCGTCAAAGACGCATGCGAGTCAGGCCGAGACCTTGGATTCTGTTGAGTTTCAGATGGGTGGTTCTAGCACCCTTTCGAGCATTCAAAACGAGGTTGATAAGATAAACAAGTCTTTCAGAGATGAGGCTGCGCGCGTAGGTCGTATGGCTGACATCGTGACGAAAGACACGGAAATCGATGTCGATAAAGAAGATGAGAAGAAAAACAAAGGCGAAAGCACTGACGGAAGAGGTGGAGTTTCTGGTCGTTCTACTAACCAGACACCGAAGCGTAAAAGTAGAGCTATGGGCGGAGTAGAGGTTGATATGCCTTCGCAAGCCCGTGGTGCGGGTGCCGCGATCAGGGGCACTAAGTTTTCAGGAGTGTACTAGTGGCAAATGGTTACTATGGGATGTCGTTTGAAGATCGGGGACCGAGTCCGATTCCTCAAGACCGTCCTCTTGTTGGGGGCACAACAAACGTAATTGACTTGTCTAGTCAGACCCCAGAGGTCGCTATAAGCAGTGACGAGCAGGATGATTATCAGCAGTTTTTGACCACCACGGGCCGTTCCGATTTTAACCCATACGGTGACGCGGGTATTTTTGGAGCAAAAGCTGACTACAGAAATCAGCTTTCTCCACAGCGAATTGCCCAGTTAAACAGACAAGCCTTTGATCAATACCGGGGTCTTGTAAGTGGTCAAGGGACTCAAAGAGGTGGCAGAGGTCCGCGTGTTCCAGGTTATGCTCCTGCACTAAAGATAGGCTCGGACACCCCTATGGGGCGAGTTGCTGTCAGGCCCACCACACCTCGTGGAGGAATTGCTGGTTTAGCGAGTTTCATCCCCGGTGTTAGTATTATTCAAGGTCTTTTAGGTGGCGGAAACAGATTAAGAACGCTTGACGACATGGGCGTGAACTACAGCACAGAGGGTGTTGATGCTGCAATGGGCACGGCTCCTGTTCAAGCTGCACCAAGTACTGTTACACCTGTTACACCTGCTACAACATCGATGCCCTCAATCAGTGATGTGTTCACCCCTTTTACCACGGATGCTCAAGGGGCAAGCGGTGCAGTAGACTATGATGGTTATCCAGAAATGTATGATCCATTTGCCGTTCGAGGAACGGTAGATCGTGGTATCTTTGAGTCAGATGACGAAGCTGCTGCCTTTGAAGAATTGACTGGGGTGCAAACTCAAGTTCCTGTTACAGCGGCAGAAATCTTGGCGACACCTCCTGTCTCGCGTCTTGTACCAGAG